TACCCATTTCAATATGCACATCACTTATAATATTGTCTTTATTAAAGATGTGTGTGTTGCTATCGAATGTTTCACTACGATTAGGTCTAATTTTATATACACCATTTGTAAATGTTAGATAACACTGTCCACTACTTAACATACCTTGCATATTGCTAAACAGTGTATTGTCTGTGTTTACTGCACCATTAAAGGTTACATCGTTGTCTATACACCACTGTCTATACTTACCGAAGCTGGTTGTTGCACTACCTTTATCTAGTGTGTTAGCTGTTAGTCCTTTACCATAGCGTGTGTTTTCAATATAGTCTGCAATACAGTTAGCAGGGTTTGTCATTCTAGCTGTTTTTTGTGCATAACTTAATCCACTCCAGCTTTCGCTAGGGTCGGCTACATTAGCTACAGGGCGTCCACGAACTTCTGTGATAATTGTTGGAACACTTGGAAGCAAGTCTCTGTCATACTTAAATCTTATATACAGCCATACTACACCACGGCCTCGTCTATCACTGTCGCCATTAGTTCCGCCTTTATAGAAGTCATCACTTGCCCAAGCCATATCGCCTTCTGTGTTAAAGTCTGGTGATTCAAAGTATTGATCATCTGACCCTTTCCAGTATGCCATTTTAATTACACTGCTAAAGTCCTGACTAGGATCTTCATCGTTAGCTGTTACTATACCATCTGAGTTTGTGCTGATTGATTTGTCACTTATTTCTGCAGAATACTCTGCTTGTATATCACTGTTGCTGTTTACCCATATTAGTTTATCATTAAATCGCACACACTTGATATCTTCAATTTCGCCTTCGCCAATTGCCATAGCCATATGCAAGTATTCTGTTCCACTTAATGCTCCAGCATCGTCTGTTGTTTCAATATATACTCTGTGTGGTCCAATTCGTCTTTCACCGTATATTACATACAGTGGTTGTTGTGTTGATTGTTTGTTGACCATAAAGCCTGGATCATCACGCTTTTGTCCAGCTTGATCCATTTTGTCTTTCATTAGGAACGATCCGACAGCACTTATACCAAACATTAATGCTTGTGCGCCAGTTAGTATGCCCAAGCCTGTTAGTCCAAAGGCACCTGGACCTAGAAATAATGCCAGTCCAAATACTGCTAATGCTTTAAATACCTTACCCATTTTTATATCTCCATATGTCTACTGGTTCATCTAAACCCATTGGAAAGGCGCCAAATATGCCACCCTCTTGTATTCCGTGCCAGTATCCATTGTGTCTAAATACTGCATTAGGATATACTCCACAGCTTATACCAATATCCATTTCTTTAGGTTCGTCAACTGTCTTAAAGCCCATTATATGCATTTGTTGACTTGTTGTTGTTTTCATATTACGCCAAAACTTAATTGCACTACGCACATCATTGTATTTGTTTATTACAGTTTTATGTCTATCTGTTCCATACACTAAGTCTGTGCATTCAAACAAAAGTGTCATACAGTCATTTGTTCCCAAACGCCAAGGACTACCGTGTTTTTGTGCTAGCCAGCTGCAATATGATATATATTTTTTATTAAACATTATTCTGGTTTCTTCCACTTAATATCTTTAATACTATCATACGAATATTCAAATAGTCTATCACCATAGAAGTTATCTGATCCGTTAGTATGGAGTGTGTTACGCTGTTCATTATCGTTTGTGCGTCTACCACCTCGTCTTTCAAAGTCTACCCAGTGTGATGTTGCTTTTACGGCAATTACTGTATCACCTGTTTCGCTATCACTTACTGCTGGACTATCAATACGACCATCAAATAATTGTATTACTGCAGGTGTGCTATTGTCTTCAATTAGTTTATCTTTATCCAAGTATGCTCTATATATACGCAACGGTTTATCTGTGTATTGTTTACTTAGAAACTCACTGGTAAAGTTTAGTTTTTCATTGGGATTATCTACATCTGGTAAATCGTGGAACGGTAATCCTGCTAGTGTTACTGTTATTTCTGTTATACCAAATAATTGACTTTCTTCTACATCACTAAAGCCAAGTATACCACCCACTGCAATATAAGTATTGCCGTTGTATGTGATATTGTTCATTGCATTAGTTAGATAGAATTTATCGTCAGCATCTGTGGGGTCTAGAATTACTTCTAGCATTTCATATGCTTGCAGCGTTTTTTTAGTTAATGCTGTAGCGAAATTAGGCTGTAAACTTTCGTTAAATTTGCTCATTAATCTTTTCTCTCATCGAATACTAGTTCAACACTAAAGTTGTATAGTCCACTGTAATCTGTTTTGTATATAAAGTCGTCTGCATTCATTGTTACAGTTACATATTTTGGATTATCATTAACTTCTGTGCCTTTAGCTATATTACTACTTATCTGAACTGGATATGCCGTATTTACAATAACTTGACCGAAATCATTTGCATCTTGTTGCAACAGACTTGTGTGTAGCCCGCCATTTCTATTACTATCTGCAATTTGGAAGTGTTGTCCAGCCTGTGTTGCTAGTGTCTGATTGCTTTCATAACCTTCTAGGAACAGTCTTTTATCACCTGCTGATACATCTGCATACAGTCTAGGACTTTGTCCAGGATGATTAGGATCATTAGGGGTGTTAAATAATATCCCATCACTACCTGTTGTAAATCTATTGATAAATTGCAAGGGGAAACGGAAAGGAATTGTTTGTCCACGCATTCCATTTACGAATCCTAGGAATCTTGCGAAGTCTTTTTCTTTCATCGGCGGATACTCTAAGTCTAAGCTGTATTTTACATAGCCGCTTGTTCTTACATACTTAATTCCATTAGCACTGTTGTTTACACTACTAGGTTGATTGATTGTTACATTTGCACTACGAGGAGCAATATGATCTGGCCAATATAAGCTGCCATCCATTAATTGATACTGGTTTGTGCCTTCATTCCATTGTGATGACTCCACACCAGTTCCACTATTAGCTATAATTACCTTATCCATTCCTGCATCCCAGGCTTGACTGTTGTATGACTTATCACCCAAGTGTCTATCATACACTGTTGCTGCTGCATTTACTATTTCAGCTGGTGGTTGTATTAGTATATCATAACTTGATGTTTGTTCAGTATATGGACTACCAATACCTTGGGATAAATCACTAGCTCGACCCAATGCATCATTAGGATCACCAGTTACATCATATCCGTTATAGCTGTATGGCAATCTACCACCGTTTTCTAGTGTGACAGTAGCTAGTCTACCATTGCTGTCTGTTGAGTATTTTATGACTGGTGCTATACCTGTTGCTGTTATAGATTTACTATGAGCTGATGAATATCTACCAACACCTGACTGTAATACTACAGGATTATCTCGTCCTTCCACATACCAGCTGGTTGTGTCTAAACTGCCGTCTGATACATTAGCTTGATATACTGCATTACCTGGCCATACTAGTGTTGATGTCTCTACATAATATGGCAGTGGGTCATTCCAGTTTGTGCCCATTACTCTATACATATCTTTCATTTCACCTGTGCCGTATATGCTTACATCGTTTACTCGGTCCATCAATCTATCGTATACATATGTTCCATTTACTGCATTTGTTACCCTAGGCTGGAATAATGCAGGCCAAGACTTAATACTAAAGTCTTCGTCCATTATACTACCAAATCTTATATCAGCTGCATTTGCAGATACACTTGCACTTTGGCTATCACTATGCCATCTGTTTGTTACATTAGCTTCACTGTGATATTTTGCATATACTTGATCTGTTCTTGTTCTATATGGCATAGCTGTTAGCCAGAAACTAGTATCATCTTTTTTATCTATAAACCAAGTGACACCACATCCACCTCTAGGCGCTTTTCTATCACCCACTGTAGCATAGAAGCTATCAGCTCTTGTTAGGTTTACAGGATGTCCGTTGCGATAGTTACTAGGAATAGTTCCACTGTTTATTGTTATTAATAGCTTACCACCATCATCTGATGCTGTATAGTCAAATGTTGGACTATAACTTAAGGCTGCTATTTTATCACTTATGCCTGGCATCTGATAATTTGTGCCACCACTGTCTACTGTGTTTACCCAAGGAGTATCATACATTCCAGTCCATTCGCTGTCTAGCTCTAATAGATGGAATTCTTCATCGTCAGTTGATCCAGTTAGATTTTTTACTACTGCTCTTATTGGAGCGAACCAATTGTCAGTTAAACTATCTGCCCAGTCTTTAGACATCATTGAATTAGCTGTAGCATTAAAGTGGAGATTTTGATTTACTTGTAAACTTTCAGCGTCACGCTGAGGATGTTGTATCAATTGTGGATATGTGTCCCATACATTATATCCAGTTTGTCCAAATGTATGACTGTCGCCATCACCAAATTGATGGAATGTCCATATAAACGGTCCTGTTAGTGGTTCTGCGAAGCTACTATCAATTACTACACCATCTGCATCATATTCTGCATAACGATAGCATTCAAATAGATAATCATCAATTACCTTACAGTATACATCTGATGAGCTATTACCTAAACTGGTTGCTGTGCTAAATGTTGTGTTAGTATAATCTAAACTACTACTAGGATTTGCGAATGCATACATTATTGCACCATTACGCATATTATGTTTAGCACCATTGGCTTCTTTCATTATTAAAGCTGTTGTGCTATCTAACTCACTATCAGCATTTGTTATTATGATACCTCTGATATAAGGTGCTGTAACTTCACATCTGATAATAGGATTTTTCCAAAAGTCATAGCGTTGTAAATTTGCACCGCTTTTTTTAGCATCCACATACTTATAGAACTTACCCCATTCCTTTTTTACATCAGTAAAGCTAGATGGAGTTGCTTGGAAATCATTTGTCTTAAAGTCTCCATTGTGTATTTCTTCTAGGAAGTATGCTGATTGTTCGTTAGTTGTTGCTCCACTATCGCTGTCCAAGTGGATATATTGTTTACTTTGTTGTTCTGGATATGTAAATATTTTTTTCATTAGTCTATAATCCCCATCTTGCCTCGTTGTCTTTGAGCACTGTTAATCATATTTATAATTTGTTTTTTCTGCTCTAATATGAACTGTGTTCCGCTTCTGGAGTCCACGGCGTTGATTTCGAACTTCACTACAGTATCTCCACCCATACCACCTAAATCGTTATTAGGTATTACACGCCCTGTTGTTCCTGGAAGGAATAATTCGGGACCTTGTTCCCCAATTAGGGTCGGAGACCTGGTTGATGGTGCACCACCTTGTGCCATTCCTGGAATACCAAGCATTCCACCTATTGGACCAAGGAAACTACTTAGGAAGCCGCCTCCGCCGCCCATAAAGCCACCACCACCAATGCCACCACCACCAAAGAGGCCGTTCATTAGTGGGTTCATTATTTGTGTTTGTATAATCTTTTGTAGCATCATTTCTAAGATACCATCGAAGAAACTCTTAAAGCTACTTAACAGTCCTTTACCTTTTACGATACTACTTGCTAAACTCTTACTTAAACTTTCACCTGCACTACGGAAGCCTGCTTCTAGTTCTTTGTTGAATTTCTGTGCATCTGTTAGGAATATATCCATACCACTCTTAGCATTTTCTAAAGCTGCTGCGAAGTCGTTGTATGATATACCCAGTTCATCTGCTAAACGCTTTTGTTCTTCAACACCAATGTTTAAGCTGTTGAATGCTGTGCGTTGATCTTTGATACCTTTAACTAGCGTTTGCAATGCTGTTAGTTTAGTTGTATCTGCTGCGGCTTGACCTTCTGCTATTATTTTTTCTAATTCAGCTTGGTATTCAAGTTCTTCTGCTAAGAGTTGTTGTTGTTTTATTTGTTCAGCTAAAGCTATTAGCTTGTCATCTGCTGCTTTATTCTGACCGTCTGCCTTTGCTGCATCTGCTATGGCTTTTTGTTCAGCTTGTAAGCGAAGGATCTCTGCTTCAACATCTGCTATTACATCATCTAAAGCACCACTTATTGGTTCGAATACTTTACCGCCAAACTTACGGATTTCAATCATTAACGGACCTGTTGCTTCTTTAAACACATCTGCAATTTGTCCAAGTCTATCTGTTGCTAGGATACCTTTAGCATCAATATCTGGAATTAGACTGGCTCCACCAGCTCTTTCAAAGCCTCTCTGCATAGCTTCACCAAAGTCTGATTGGAAGGCATTTGCTACACTTTGAGCCGCTCCACTTAAATCACCAGTTAATGCTTGTTTAATTGCTGGGCCTAAGCTACCGAATCCATTGATAAGAGTTTGAACCAGTTCAGCACCCAATTCTTTGATTGCCCCAAATGCACCTTTGAAGAAACCTGGTAAATTGTATATTGTTCCTGTAATATATTCAAATGCCAAGACAAATAAGTTTGCAATTAAGTTTGTAGTTTTTTTAGTAAGATTAACCACATATTGAAATGCTCTACCAAATGCTCCACCAAAGTCTGTTATGCTAAACCAACGCTTGATACTAGACCACACATTACCAAATGCTTCTTTAAAGTATGTTACTATGTCTTGAATATATCCGCCAATTACATTAAAGGTTGCTCTTACTGTTTCACCAACTGTGGTCATTGTGCCACCCACTTTAAGAGCTTCGTCTCTGAAGAACCATAAACCTCCAGATACTACTGCTGCAATTAGAGCCAGCACTGCTGTAAACGGATTTGTTAACAGTGGAAGCAATCTTATTGCCATTGTTCCTAGTCCGCTAAATGCTCTACCGAGAATTGGAATTTTACCTATAGTTGTTCCTATTGCTCTAGCTAGACCGCTAAAGATACCACTTAATCCTTTTGCACCACCTATAGCACTACTCATACGAGCTGCTAGTGTTCCTATGAAACTTGCTATACGAAGTCCTACTAGTGTTAACACTGCTGTTTTAATAGCATCGAAGTTCTCTGCCATTAGTCTTAAAGCATCTGCTGTGGCGACAATTGCTGTTCCTAGTCCACTACCTAAACTTTGTATTAATTTATCATTGGCTGCAAGGAATGTTGTTGCTTCTTCAATTACTGCTGTTAGTTGTGGCTTAAATTTATTACCCAATTCAACTGCACTTAATCCAACTTGGATCTTAAAGTTACTCATTGCTGTTGATAAGTTATCTATTTTACCTTTAGTTGCACCACCAAACTCGTCATTGATACCTTTAGTTAATGCGGCACGGATTGCTGCGGCACCCTTGGCTGTTTTACCGAACTCACTTAGTTCTAGTCTTGTTAGACCCAGTTGTTCTTCTAGTATACGGAATACAGGCACACCTCTATCAGCCAATCTATTTAGATCTTCTAAGCCTAGTCCACCACTTACACTACGAGAGAATAAGTCAGTGATAGCTTGTAGCGACCCCAATTGATCAGTTGTAATAGCTGCTGTGTCTGTGAATGTTGTTAATAGCTTTTCGGTAGGCTTGATGCCTGCACCAGCTAGTTTAATATATGTTTCGGTAAGTTCTTCAACGCCAAACTGTGTTTTAGTTGCGAACTTTTGTATGAACTTAAAGGCTTCTCCACCTTTTGTTGCACTGCCTGTGACAGCGTTTAGTGTATCTTCTAAATCTTCAAATCTTGCTGTTATACCAACAATGCTTTTTAATGCACCACCAGTTAGAGCGGCAGTTATTGCTGCCCCTACCGCTCTAAAGCTGATCCCAAGTGATTTAGTTTGTTTTTCTGTTGCTTTTAGTCGCCCATTTATCTTTGCAAGTGGTCCACTTGCTTTATCTGTTGCTTGGACGATCAAGTCATATGTTGTAGCCATCAAAGGTCTCCTCGTTATCTAGGCCCTATCTATGGACCTTTATTTTTACTCTGTTTCCTTTGTTGGTCGGCTACGAATTCGAAGTAATGTATCCATCCTTTGAACTCTAGTGTGCCCATATTATTGAGCAAGTCCTCCACTGTCATACCCAGTTCTAATGCGAGCTTGTATGCAAACAATACATTAGAGGACTCTTTTAGTTTTTTACTGCGTCTTCGAACTCCGTTTGTTTATCATTCATTTCTGTAATTACACGAAGAATAACTTTTGGGTCTGCTACACGCATAAGTTTCAGTTTGTCTGATGTTGCAAATAAGGCTTTACCATCCTTATCCATTGCTTTCTGAATCAGTGTTACTACCAAGGCTTCTGTTGTTTTACCAGCCTGTGATAGTTCAATCACTTTTGATTCTTCTGCCATCGTTGAACTCGGTCTCCACCAAATCTTTTCGTCCCATTCAGGAACTTCTACTGGACCTTGAAGTCCATTTGCTAAAACACTTTCGAAATGTGTTTCTACTTTATCTATTAGTTTTGCCATTTTATAGTCTCGCTTTGTTATCGTTGATTTATATAGTGGCTATCGGCCACTGCTTTGTCTATTGCTGGTTGTATAATTGGAGCGTGTTTACTTATTCCGCCACCATTTAGTTCTGCACTACCATCTAAGACTCCAATATAGTGAGCGGCATTGTGTATAACTTGAAGTTTTCTACGACCTCTAAATTTCCACGCTTGACCTCTCTTCCATTGGCTGCGAGCGAATCCTGTTTTTCTTGGGGTATTTCCTCTCGCTATTATATTTATCGTATGTATTGTCGTGTTGACACTGCGTTCAGCCCACTGTTTCATATCCTTGAATACAGCACTTGCGGAACGCAGCGTCTTAGACATTATTATACTGCCTTGTAATCTAGTGGTCCATTACCATCGAAGTTAACAGTGAATTGTGTTGCACCGTCAAACGATTGTGTTCTAGACACACTGGTGACAATTGCATTACCTTTGTAATACAATGCACCCGAGTCAGTTGATTCTGGATATAATTCAAATCCAATCTCTGCACCCGCACGAACGACAGGATCTACTGCATCAGTGTGTTTCAACGCTGCATCTGTATTATCCCAGTATCCCTCTACCGTTCCTGTGAAGCTGATAAATGTTGGTAAGACTTCTCGAGAATTGCCAGCTGAGTCCATTGATGTTACATCGATAGTCTCTGTTGTTTCTTCCAGTGAGAAGCTTGTGACATTTAATATAGCTGTTTCGGCACCTGCGGCACCGAGTTTTACTACGCCTGTTAGGCCTTTATTTGCCGACATATTAGTTTCCTCTTAAATGTTGAGTATACAATAGTGTATACATTATGGTTTTGCTCTATCATAGTGATATGTTGCACTGTAAACAATTGCACCGGTGGCATAAGGACTATCCGTATCAATCTCTCTTGTTAGAACTTCGCTCACTCCACTGTTAAACAGCAGGCCTCCAAATGTTCTATCTTCTTCTAATTTGCGTTCTACAGCTTCGATAACTAAATTTCTCTGGCTATCTCTGTTGTCGCCGTATACTACAATATTAACTAGAAACGATATTGTTGCGGTTCTTATACTATCAGTTGAGCCCATAGAATAATCTTCACGATTTTCATCAGTGGTTTCGATTAAACAATGTGGAAAGGAGGTTCGAGCCAACTCCTCCACACTTTTAGGTTCTCGTGTAATTGATTTGATATATCGAACTTCTTCGAGTTTTCCAACCAAATACTTTGCAATTGCTTCTCTATTACTCATCTATACACCCTATCTTGACGATGTTCATACACTTCGTCCTCTGCTATATTTCCATCTGAATTGGAGTCATACTCTATTCCAGAAGCCATTACCTCTTTAATCTCTTCGAAGTAGCGTTCTTTATAGAAGCTGATTTTGTGTGTAAAGCTATCTTCGCCTCTAAAGGGTGATAGTTGAGGTAATATGTAACGATACAATGCAAGATATATTG